TATATTTATTTTTTTGAAAAGCCGATTTTTTTAATGACATTTTTTCCTTTCAGTTGCATTTTTGATTTTATAAAATTATCTATAAAATTTGGTTTATTCTTTAAACTACCTGTTTCTAATGTGGTTTTAATTATTGCTTTTTTCATATCTTTATTTAATTTTGACATTTAATACACTCTTTGGTATGGCTTGACAGTTCCAATGTATAAATCTAAATGGTTCATATCCCATGTCAACAATATATTGATGTGGCATATACGATGGAAAAAATATCATTCTACCTGGTTTTACTTTATAACTTATCTGAGTTGATGCATGAGTAACTTTTGTTTTATCTTTTTCAGGTAATAAATTCATTACATTACCTGCTCTTGGATCTTCAAACATTGGCATTGATGTTGCTTCACTTGCTTTTAAAAAATAAAAACCAGACATGTGTCCGTTCCAGTGTGTGTGTAAAGTGTGATGACCACCTCCTTGTTTTGCAAATTCTTGTACCCACATTTCAGTTATAAACACTTGATAATTAGTTAAATCAAAACCCATTTCTCCTAATAAATTATGTGAAGTTGCACCTACATATTCCATTAAATCTTTAAATTTAGAATCTCCTATTAAAGAAGTTGAGTGAAAAACATGGCCCATATCTCCTTTATCTCCAAATTTTTTGTTTCTTTTACTTATATCTTTTTTAATATTTTTTTTAGATTCTTTAATATATTTATCAGACGCTTTGTTTAATTGATTTACATATTTGGGTTCATCTGCAAACCATATAGGACATTTAAAATATTCTTCTAAATTTAATTGATTTGGAAAACTCATTTAAATGGCCACCCTAAATTCCATATTACTAGACTATGCCTTGATCCACTTTTAACAGGACACACTCTATGCCAAACAAAACCAGGAAATACAACTAAAGATCCTTTTGGTAATATCTCTTTACATTTTTTAACATTACGTTTTTTGTCTGGATCTAGATTTCTAAAATCAAATTCTAACTCACCACCTTTATAATCTTTTGGATCTGATAATGTAACTGTAACAGATAGTTTTCTTATTTTCCCGTGATCAGGTGCGTTTGTATCTTCTCTTATATATGGCTTATCCCAACCATCACAATGCCAATCATAAAATTGACCTTTTTCATATTTAGTAAATTGACAAGACTCAGAAAAATCCCATTGAAAGTTCCATCCGGCGTTTTGATTTGCTTGATGAACATAGGGTTGGATTTCTTTATATATCCATCTATCATTCATCCAAACAATATTAGAATCTCTTTTCTTTTTTAAATCTTTTACTTGATTTTTATTTAATTTTTTATTACCAAGCCCACCTGTAACTGCCATTTGATCTTGTATAGATTTTCCATAACGAACAATATCGTCACAAATTCTATGAGGAATAGCTGATTTAAAATACCAATAATAATTTGTTAGTTGCATGTTCTTTCTTTACCACACTATACTTAATTTTAACTTACTGTCAATGTACCAGAAGCTGTAAATTTAGCTATTTTACAACCGTCTGGATGAGTTGATGCTGTAAAAGCACAACAAGGAGTTCCTGCAAAAGTAATTGCACTTGGTCCTCTAACTACCACTATACCTGATCCACCTGCTCCTCCAGAGTTTTGGCCACCACCTCCACCGCCACCACCACCTCCGGTGTTAGCCGTTGCATTGGCTCCCGTTACATTTATATTTCCACCAGCACCACCGCCACCTGATCCACCAGATCCACCGGTTGCTCCAGGTACATTATTACTAGCTCCACCTCCACCACCGCCAGAATAACTTGTATCTGGTCCTAAAATTGTATTAGGTGCTCCAGCACCTCCAGCGCCTGCTCCTCCTGGAGTTGATGAAGATCCACCTGCAGCAGTAGCTCCTCCACCACCAGAACCACCTATGTTACCACCCGGATCTGGTGAGGCATTAGTACCACCGTCATTTCCTTGAGGTGGGTCTGTTGGTGGAGTGTTTCCACAACCTCCAGCCAAACCAGCGGCTCCTCCTCCAGCACCAGAACCTGATGCTCCATCTAATCCAGTGTCATCATCTGTTACACCACCAGCGCCACCATTCGATGTTATTGTAGAAAAAACTGAGTTACTTCCTGTTGCTCCAACTCCACCTGGTGGACTGGCACCGCATCCTTTAGCTCCTCCAGCTCCTACTGTAATCGTGTATTGTCCTCCCTCTATTACTAAAGCAGAACCTCGTAAAGGACTTGGTCCAAAACCTGAAGCTCTATACCCTCCTGCTCCTGCACCACCGCCTCTACTACCACCACCACCGCCGCCACCACCAACTACCATATAATTTACACTAAATACTTTTTTAGGCCATATAGAAGCTCCACATGCTCCAGCTGTTTGAGCTGTAAAGTGTGTTTTTAAATTCCACATACCACTCGCTTTACTTAATTCTTTTACAATAACTAATCCTGATCCACCAGCGCCTGAATTAGCATTAGCTGGTCCACCACCTGATGATCCACCTCCACCGCCAGTATTAGTTGTGCCTGCAGTTCCTGCTTGACCTGTCCCACCAGGCCTTGCTCCACCTGCTCCACCACCACCAGCTCCTCCTGATCCGGCAGAGGATCCATCAGCATCACTACCAGCACCTCCACCGCCACCAACTGCAGAAATAGGAGAAGGAAAATCAGCTGGAACACAAACTCCTGCACCCCCAGCGCCACCTGCATTTCGACATGCGCATCCACCAGCTGCACCTGCTCCACCTCCACCAAAACTTTTTGGCGAACTTCCTGATGGAAAACCACCTCCTGGATTTCCTTGAGAAGGTGATACGGGAGGGACGTTACCTTGACCACCTGGTTTACATGCTAAACCTCCACCGCCTGATCCACCATCTTTTACAGATGAGGGAGTGCACGCCGCAAAAACTCCTGCACCTCCACCTGCTGATTGATAACAAGAACTTACTATATTTGTAACATTTCCTACGTTTCCATTTGCTCCTGGTCCTCCAGCTACTGAAGCACCACCGGCACCAATCGTGACAGCAATTGCACTTCCTCCACTGCCTGTAGGTATATTTTGAATTGTTCTAACACCACCTGCACCTCCTCCGCCGCCTCTATCAGAGGCACCGGCACCACCTCCACCTACAACAAAAGCATTAACAAGTGTTGTTCCTGACTGTGCTGTGACGTTTCCTGATGATGTTTTAGTAGTAACAGTGCATTTTCCGAAAGAAGCTGTGTTTTTTTTTCCAGTTATACCACCGTTGGTTCTAGCCATTTAAGTCTCCTATTCGGACACCCAAGCTGTGCCGTTCCAATCGTATATAGTTTTGGTTTCTGATTCGTCGTTTGATTTAGTTGCTTTCCAACCTTTTGTATTATCTGAATTATAAGCTGTTTCGTTCCAATAAATGCTATAAAACCATGAAGGGGTGCTTTCACCATCGTCTGTTACCGATGGATAAGTTATAGGTGCTTTCCAATCGTCACTTGAATCAAGTGACCATGAAGCAAAAGGCTGCGGTAGTAAAAATTTATTTTTTGATGTATTATAGATATAACCTATGCCTGCGTATTGTTTTCTAAAATTATTATTATAAGATGTTTGTTTCCATGTACCACCACCAAAAAAATTAATACACCATGTTTCTCCATCAACGTGTTCATCTGAAGGAACAACACCATTATCTACAACCACAACTCTTTTTACAACTAAATGTGTATCAGATGTAAAACCTGTTGGATCGGTTTTTGATTCTAATTCTGCAAAATGTGCCATAATTTATCCTTATGTTTATTTATATTATTATATTTATTTAGTCAATTTTTTCTAAAAACTCCATACTCCTGATTTTACTTGATCATATACTTCATTAATATTCCATACTCCAGGAGCTATTTTTATAGTTGAATCTGGTTCTTTAATAACTACAACACCTGCTCC